TGAGAGCTCCTAAAGAGCCGTCTAAGAGCGACTTCCTCTCATGCCACCTCTGAGATGTCGTATCGTATACAAGCGTCGTAGAGGGCAGTGAGAAGCCTATAAAGTATGCTCCCTTGCTTGCGTATGCCCATGAGTAGATGTTTGCTATAGCGGTCTCTGTAAGTGTAGACAGTAAAGAGTCTATAGCGGTCGTTGATATCTTAACCGTTGAGTTTCCGTTAAGAGCCCAGATAGCCGGCCCCTCGTTCTCCCCGCCGCCAACCCACATAAACGTGTCCTGGGCGTTAACGAGAGAGAAGGGCGAATAACATCCTTTCTGGAGGAATAGTCCTGTCCTGCTAAACGGGAAGTCAGCGCCGCCGATATTCTGGAAGGCCTCGAAGGTCTCGCCACCAGAGATGAATAGCTGATTCTTGTAGACCACCGGGGCAACAATGTCGTCCGGGTCCGATTCAGCCGTGCCAAAGTCTAGGGCGTTGTACGAGAGTCCGTTGTTGATTGCGGAAACAATGAACTTCTTGGAATCTGTGGTAACCAGAAAATAGCCATCAATAAATACGACGAACTGAGGATTTCCATTAGCAGTAAAGTCCGAGTCTGTTATCTGGGTAAATGTATCGGCCACATGGTTATAGATATACCCATTCCCGCCAGGGACCAGAATCATAAGTTGAGTGCCGTTATCTGCCATCGATAACCTGCCTGTGCCCTCTACGTCGCCTATGAACGTCAGGGCATATGTTGCAATACCATCTGTAACAGTTTCGTCCAGGCGATATAACCTGGTTCCGTTAACGAAGTAGGGCTTGCCGGCCATTTCGTGACCGCCCCGGTTCTCGTTATCCAGGGTTCCAGATATTGCAAGCTGCGTAAGCCCTGGAGTGCCGAATAATGTCTCCTGGCTCAGTGCTTGCCCCTGGACGATGTTTGGATACCAGTTTGTACACTCTTGGGCTGATATAGGCAAAGAGTCGCTAACATAAAAACCATTTGCTATAGGCAGTTGGGTAACTGGCATCTAAGATACTCCGAACAGACAATCCGTTACGGTGATATTATTTGTGCTTGTGCCGTTGGAAACAAATACCTCAAGATAATCAGATGTAGAAACGGAGACGTTATAAAACACTCCCACGTTTGCCGTATTGGATGCGGACACTAATCTGGATATTTTAGCGGCAGAAATAACAGTGCCATTTTTTGCCAAATGAACAGTTAGATCCTGATTTGTCCCAACCACATCTAGAGTTACAGAAGCCGTCAAACGAACTGTAGTAGTCGTTGAGCCTGTATAAGTGAGCTTGCCCGTCGTATCTACTGTAAAACTGGAAAAAGTTCCCGCTACAAATGTACCTGCTGCTTTTACAGGTACATTTTGAGTAGAGATTGTTGTGGCAGTTGAATTACCGTGCATAGACACTTGCGCGTTTATTTCATCAGCAATGGACGTTATCTCAATACCAGAATCATTCACTGCTTGGACGCTAATACCTGAGCCAGCAACAATGCTTGCAATTGTGGGAGACGCTGCGGTTGTGTTCAATAGGATAGGGAGCCCGTCAGTATTAGCCGTAAAGTTGTGGCTAATCTTGGCCCCATTCTCGGCAGATACCGAGGTAACTATGCCTGGGCCGTTCTCAAGGTTACGGATCTGATTGATAGTGCCATCAACATCCAGGATAGCCGTGCCTGTAACAGCGCCCTCCTGGACGATAGTCCCGGTAACACCAAGGCCGGTTACAAAGTCGTTGTAGGCAATCTTGTAGTTCGTGCCATTAACAACATAGTCCAGATAGCTATTAGCCAGGACTGTGCTCTGTTGGACAAACTCGCTCTTCTTTCTGCCCTGCGCTCTATCCACCATTAGTATTTAGCTCCAAACCAATTGCGCCAGTTGTCTCGGCAAGTATCTCTGCCTCTGAGGCGTCGTAGAAGTGTCCTGGGTAACCGTACACCGTGTCCTCGTTGCCTGAGCCGACGGGCAGGGTAGATGGGTTCTTAGTTGCTGCTATGCGCTGTCCCAATAACCTCATGGTCTGGAATCCATCACGCGCAGCCCTTACCAGGCCGTCTGAGATTACACCACCGTAGTCGGGTGAGACCTCAATCGCCAGGTTGGCAATTAGCCCTCGAAGCGCACCAGTTGGGATGGTTACCTGGTCACCTAGATCTGTGACAACGGTATAACCCAGGCTTATCCCGGATGCGTCGAGTTGTGCCATGTAGTTATTCATGGCGAAGATGAAGTCCTGGTACTCGTCAGCCTCTAATGGGGCCTCAGATGCCTGGACTAGAATTCGTTGTAGTGCCGCCTTTGCGACCTGAGCGACAGTAGCCATTACTCGTATTTATTCCCGCTTCTATTCATGGGTTTAGGCTTCTTTTTGTTCTTTTTCTTTCGGGCCTTTTCAGCCGCAGCCATGCCTTCTTTGGTGTATGGGAATTTCTTTCCATTTATATCTGGCATAAATCACCTCATTCAAATGTAGGTTTTTTCTTTGCTGTTTTTGCTGCTGCGCGGAATGCACCTGCTGTTGGTGCTCCTGGGTCGCCAGGGGATCTAGTCCTCTCCACTTTGCGTCCCTCAGCCTTTTGGCGCTTTTGGCGCTTTTTCTTTTTGTGCATATTAGCGTATAGACCGTCACTCATATTTAGCACTCTTCTTGCCCTTACACTTCCACCGCTTTCGTGACAGGCGTAACGGGCTATTGGGATCCTTTGCGGCCTTTGGATGATCTTTCATCTGGCCGGCTGATCGGGCGCAGTATGCATCGCCCTTCTTTGTTCCTGGCTTTACTCGTGAACCGCCACCCTTTGCCTTTCCAGCCTGGCCATAAGAGACCTTCTTGCCAGATGCGGTGACCTTTACTTTAGCCTTGCCTTTACTTGGTTTTGCCATAAAGAATCAGGGGGCCGAAGCCCCCATCCTCCGTAGTGTTACTTTCCGTAACCCTGGCCCGCAAACAGCGGGTTGAAGGTCGCGTACGCCGGCAAGAGATCGAAACGAATCTTTTGCGTGTTCGCGTCACCGTCTGCGTACTTAGATACACGGATGCTCATGCCATCGCTGGTAGTCGCAATTGTATCTGTAGAGTACAGCTTAGGTAGCTTAACAGTTCCGAGACCAAACGCTTGCTTGGTAAAGAACATATTAGGCTGGTACAGAGTTGAAGCAGCACCAAGGATAGTCACAACCGCGCCATCGGCAGGAGCTGCGTCTACGTTGTTGTACTGACCGTTAGTCTCGTGGATAGCCGCACCTGAGACAACAATAGTCGCAGCGTTGCCAGAGATAGTCACATCCGCTACTACAGTACCTGTCCACGGCACTTGTGCGCCAGCGCTGTCAAGGATCGCTTCACGAGTAGCTACGTTGAGACGATTAACGCCCGCAATAGTTACCTGGTCGCCAGCTTTGATAGTACCAGTACCCAGACCGGCCAGAACAAGAGTCTGCTGCATAGTGTCCTTTGCCGCAACATAAGTGGCGTTAGGAGCACCGTTCAAAGTACCTGCACGATCAGTTGTTGAACCTGAAGTGTAGCTGCTTAGAGCGTTAGACGTTAAAGCCATCATGCCACCAAAGTTCTGGCTGATTTGCGCTTTTTCCCATGCTGTACGAACAAGGCCGTCAGACGCGTTCAGACCGTTCTGAGCTGATGATAGCGCAGTAGTCGTGAACGGGTTCATCAGGTAGTACTTCTCGTCTGACATTGGAACGCCAACAGAATCCATCAGTGCACCAGCACCAGCTACGTCTGACCATGCGTCTACCGCAGTACCGCGATCACCGTAGTTCAAGGCTGCGTTCTCACGCATATAGCGACCTAGGTCTAGCTCCAGGTCAGTCACAATGCGACGGGCCATAGGCTCGAGGATTTGGTCGAGTTGGTCTAGCTCAAGAGCTTCCTCAACATTGCCCCACTCAGTGGCCGCTGTGAAGTAGTCCTGGACCGTACCAGTTGCCTTACCTGCAATGATGTCCGACTTATCTGCACCAGAGATGTCACCACCAGAAGTACGGATAGAGTTGTAGTCGTGCGGACGCTTAAAGTCGACGTTAGAACCGCTTGAAGGGTTGAACTTGCCGCTTAGAAGCTGCGTGTTTACTGTCTTTGTTACTACCCGTGATGCTTCAAAGGCATCTAGAAAGACGCGAGCGACTTTCCGGGTGACGTTACTG